AATGTTGATATTTAAGATCACCATACGGATCTATTGCATAATGAACATATTCAGCATTACCAATTCTAGGTTTTAAAGTCATCATAATAATTTGAGAGCCTAATCCCTCACGAACACCGACTTCACATGTTGTAACTGTTTTTGGTTGTTTAAAAAAAGGTAAAGTTTCACACCATTCTTTTAATAATTCATACTCAGAACTGTCGCCTCTGATAGTCATTGAGAATTTATATCTTTTTATGATTTTTTTGCAAACGTTTTAACATTTGTAGGTTTACCACCTACACCTTGAGGTTTAGCTCTTTTTCGCGCCACAGCTGATCTTCTTTGTCCTTCTGTCATACGTCTTGCTTTTGCAAGTGGGACACATTTTGGATATTTACGTTTTGCGTCAGCAGCTTGTTTTGATCTACCACATTTTGAAAAAGATCCGTCTGCTTTTTTACTTCCTATATCTACCCATTTTTGTTTAAACCATTCAGTTAGTCCACCCTGTTTCATTTTATTGACTGAACCTTTTGGCACACAATTGGGAACCATCTTGTTCCCTTTTTTCTTCATACCGGCTTGTACGTAGCCCTCCCAACAAGTACCACGTTTATACATTAGAAAACGCCTTGAAACTTAGTTCCTCTGATGGCAGCTCCGCCACCTTTATTTAACATTTTAATTTTTTGTAATCTTCCCATAGCAGATTGAGATCCTGCTGTCATGCCACCAGCCATTTTCTTTTTTGGTTTACCAATAGCAATCATGATCATCATTTTGCCTTTTTTTGCTTTCATCATTGCACCTTTTGCTGCTGGTTTTGGTCCTCTAAAATCTTTTCTCTTAACTCCTGATGGATCTTTTATTTTACCAGCGCAAATTTTAGAAGCGTAGGCGTTAGCATATGCTGACGGGTACACTTTAAATTTTCTTTTCGCTGCCGCTTTACCTCTTGGGCATAATTTTGTCATTTTTTTCCTCCGTTTCTAAAAATCTGTGTACCTTTTATACCATATATTGAAGCTACAACCAAGATCCACAAATTAGTAAACCATGAAGGAAGCTGTGAGAACATCTCAAAAAAAAGTTTAACCTTATCCATCGCAGACGGATCATCCGATATTACCGCCCAAGCCAGGACCACTACGGGCAAACTGAGAATTATTAAAACTGCCTCGTCTTTCCAATCTGATTGTCGGGCTTCTAACAATTTTCCCTGATAGGCTTCCTCACCCCGAGCTTGACGTTCTGCATGTAATAATTGTGCATCAGACATTGCCATTTTTGCCTTCTGCTTGTTTGCATAAATTTTACTTCCAGCACTAACCGCTAATTTGATTGCACTTAACCACATCGTATTTGTCCTTTCTTCTTTGACACATATATTTTATCATTTTTCCTACAATTCTGAAAGCCCTTCTACCGGACATCTTCCATCTCCAAGTTTGTTTCCATTTTTCATTACGAACTTTTACAGGCAGTATAGATCCACCGAATAAATTTACAAATCTTTCAATTATATCTTTATCACACATTTCAACAGAACATTGAAATGATTTTCTACCCTTACCTTTACCCCAAACTCCAAAGCTTCCCTCTCCATCAAATAATCCAGCTAGAAAAATTATTTTAAGCTTTTCTGGTAGATTTTCGTACAAGTTTTTTTGCATTTTTTGACCTAACTATATTAATACCCTGTGGATTAGGTCCTTTTTTAGGCGGTGGCCCAAATTTTACCCCTCCACTAAGTCCTTTACGTTTGTTTTGTCTGTCTGATTGCATTTTTTCCTGCCTTAAATATTGATGCTACTCTTGATTTACCCATAACTTTAGCACGTTGCTCACCTACTGTAAGGATTTGTATTTTTCTTGCAAATGGTTTAGATATTTTTTTAACTTTCGCAACAGTCTTACGAGCATCAGAAGGAGTCGCAAACTTAATTCTAACAGTATCTTTAGGATTCTCATCTGTGTACAATCTCCTACCTGAACCTTTAGGTTTTTTACCAGTACCAATTTTTGGATCTCTATTTTTTCTCAAGTTTATCTCTCGCTATATCTAATCTTTCATCAGATTGTTGATCTTGTTGTGCAAGTTTATCATAATCGTAATCTAATCTTGCTGCAGCTCTCATATTTTCTTGATCTTGCTTAAATTTAACCTCTTCTGCTTTTCTTTGCATGTCCATAGCTCTTAAATCTACTTCTTGTTGTTTAATTCTTACTAATGGATCTTGTTTTGCTGCATTTGTAGCTAATTCTGTTTGAACAAGCTCTTGTGTTATCTGTGCAGCAGCTTTTGCAACCTCTGCATCAAACAAAATTTGAAATTGTTCTGGATTTTGTTGTGCCATTTGTTGCATGTCAGAATTATTTGCCATTGATGCTCTAACTTGTGCTTTTGCTTTGAATGAAATGTGATCTGAAATGTGCGATTGCATTAATGCATACACTTGTGGATTAATTTGTACCATTCTTGATGCCATAAATGCCATGTGAGCAGCTATATGTGCATCATGATCTTGAAATTCAAAGGCAGTTAACAGTTGCATTTGCAATGCACGTGCATTTTCTTTCGCAGGATCCATGGGTTCTGGTTGTTTTGGTGCAGGTTTTAAAATTGTTTCTATTTGTTTCGTGCCCAAGGCTTCATAAACACGTCTGTAAGCCTCGTGTATATTGTGAATTTGTGGATTTGTCTGTGCAATTTGTAATTGTGTTTGTGCTAAAGTTACTCTTTGCGCCATGGACATAATATTTGGGTCTGCAACCGGTAAAATATCAACTCTTTCATCAAAATCTGCTTGTTTTATTTGTCTTGGACCACCATAAACATCGTATGGATACTCAGGTGGTAGCGATTCTTGACAAATTTTTGCTAAAATTTTAAATTCTAACCTCATTGCATAATAACAACGCTTGTGAACACCACTCATAACACGTGAACCACGTTCCATTAAAGCAATCGTAGTGCCTACAGCTCTATTTTGTACATCATTACCTATGTTTGAATCAGTTATAGCTGCAAATTTTTGTCCTGCTTGTACGACAAAACCTAATAATTGAAATAAAGTTGTAGATGGTTCCGTAAATGGAAGATTAAAAAACTGATCTCTTATATTTCCTCCAGGTGCATCCACGTCTCTAAACTCACCAGGTTGAATGGGTTGATCATCATCTCTTACTCTAATACCTCTTGATTTAAATCCTGCTGGTAAATTTTTTAAAGTACCTGCATCAATCAATTGTCTTAGTGATTGTGTTGCAGCTCTACTCAAACCACCTATCATATGTGTCAAACCAAAACCATAGAATCCTAACCCTGGTAAAAATTTAAAGTGTACAAAATATTCTATTCGTGCGTAAGAGATATCATTAGGTTTGTAATTTCTGTAAATAGATAATATCTCTCCTGATCCCTCATCTATAGTCACAATGTAAGGAATTTTAATTTTTTTAGCTTTGTCATCAAAATTTTCATAATCATCTAAATTAAGATCTACGTGCATCTCAAGGATGGTATGTAAATTATCAGATTCTGTTTTCTTAACTCCTTGTAACTCATCTACTTTTTGTTGAACTCTGTCTGTTTGTTGTGTTGGAGTCATTAATTTAACATCCCTATAAAATCCTGCTGCAACTTTTTTTGTGACTTCATTCTCAGTCATCTTAATTACGTGAGTAATTCTTTCACAATCTTTTAAATCTGAAGCGTAGTATGGAACCACTAGATCCTCTGCGGGTATAAATTTAGAGCATGGTCTTCCAAGTAATGCATCGTAATATACTTTTTTAAACGTGCTACCGGACAAGGGTAAATAAAATAACATTTGATCCATGTCAGTTGTATACTCTTCCATCTCTTCCATTAATAAAAAATTCATGTATTCTTTTACACGATCTGCTTGAGCCTCTGCTTGTGGTGATTGCAAACCTACAACTTTTGTTCTAACAGGACCATCAGATGGTATTAATTCTTTGTAAGCTTGTGCTTGAAATTGTGTAACAGACTCAGCTAATAACGGATGTGTAACTCCACTAGCACCTCTAAAAGGTTTTGTTACCTCTTGATATTTTGTGCCTAATAATTCTAAACCTTTAATGTAAGCTTCTTCCCATTCTTTTCTAGATAATTTATCTTTTTTATATTCACTGATTAAATCACTAGCCATAGAAGATAATGTTCTTTCATCCATATCCTCTGCAAGATTAGCATTAAAATCATCTTGTAAAGATTCCTCAACAATTTCGTCTTCACCTTCTACAGTAACATCAATTGGTAAACCTTCTGGTTCCTCTTTGATTTCTTCCTCTACAGTTTCATTGTTTTTCTCTACAGCCATTCTTAATTGTACCTCATTGGTTTAAATATATCTACTACAAGTCCACCTTTTGACTTATAGGTTTTTTGTGTATTTCTCATCATAGGTGTAACTTTTATAGCAAAAGCATCAAAATACAAGTTTGGGTTAGAAGGCTCTATAAAACTAAATCGAACATCTTTTGTTTTTTGTGCAGTTGAATGATAAGTGCTTCTAATTGTTTTACCAGCTAATTTATGTTTTGAAGGATATGTGAATTTTTCAGTTTGAACATATTTATAAGGTAACGATGGATCTGATAAAGATATTTTTGTTGGACCCGCTTTGGAGTCATAAAACCTCGCATTTTTTTTCATAAGTTTAGGCATGACTGCCTCTCCACTTTTGTTAATACCTTTACCAGAAGCATAACCATAAAATCTTTCATTACCTGCTTTATATCCTTGACGAAAACTTAATTTTTCAAAAGGAGCAACTGCAACAAAATCCATATTTTCTCTAGCAGCTTTTTGCATTAAATATTTTAATGCATGGTCCCCATATTGATCCGCTTCAACCATTGGAAAGTAATCATAAGCTCTTCCCTCTGATCTACCATATTTTGTAATTTGTCTTGTAGTGGCTGCTAACTGTGTACCTATTGCATTCGCTACATTTTGATTACCAGCTAAAACAGCCTCGTTTAAATTTTGACTAAGTTGATTTCTTTGATTTAAAAGTAAATTTAATTCAATGTCTTTTTGAAAAGGGTTTACTCTAAAATCTTCAGATAATTGTTGTGCTTTTGATAAATTTTTAGCTGTAGACTGATTAACGTCTGATTGTATTTCATGAATAAAAAAACCCTTCTTACCATCAGGAGTAAATCTTGTATCAAATCTTACATGATAAATTTGATTCTTAGCACCTGTATCAGAAAAGTGACCTGGGTCTTTAAATGGATTCGAATTTGTTCGTATGGGCTCATCTAAATGAAAAATTGTTTCTTTGTAATCTTTACCACCCTGTAATGTGTAACTTGTTTCATTTGCATATCTAGTTTTGTTATTTCTCATTGGTGCTACAGCGTTGTTCAACTCTGCTTCAAGTTTGTTAAGTGTGGCTCTCTCCTGTGGATTAATTACATTTTGTCTTGCTTTTATAAGTTTAAGATCATCTCTAATATTACTAAATACACCCTTACCAAGTTCACCCCGTCTAGCAGTAGTTATATTATTTCTTACTAAATCTGTAAGACTTAATAGATCTGTATCATTAGGATTTTTTCTAGCAATAGCACTAACTGCTTCATCTAAATTTTTTGTTGCAACTTCAAATGCTTCTTGTGCACCTTTCTGGACACCTAATTCAATTGGTTTTAATCTATTGATTGGATTTAATTTTATCATAGCTCCTACTTCATTAGCATCTAACTTTATACCAAATTTTTTTGCAGCTGCTAGTAAACCACCTGTCAAATCACCCGCTTCATTGAAAGAGGCTAAATTTGAATCAAACAATTCTTCCTTAGATATATTGATTTCTTTTCCTGCAAAGGGTCCTCTATCATATTTAAATCTTTTTTCTCCTCTTTCTATTTTGGTTGTAGGCTTACCAAACACTCTTGTATTTATTTTGCGTGTGCTTGTTAAATGATTTAACCATTCATCCGCTGTATATTTTCCTCTGCCTATTCTCATCGCCCAGTCGTATGTAGATGAACCAAATGCGGGAGCAATGTCATCACCCATGTGTAATGCTTTAGTTTGATTTAAAACCACAGGAGGTGTTTTGATTTCTTGAACAGCTAATTCTTGACCTTGTGCTTGAGAAGGCTTTGGTTGATAAGTTATCTGTTTTTGTTGTTGTCCGGTGGTCGGTGTCGCTGATTCTTTTTTACCTTTAAGAAGCTGCTTCCCAAACTGAAATAAACTTCGTAGGGACATTGTCCCTCCTATGTATACATTTTAGTTGGTTTTTTTCTTCCTAATTTACAACCTTTAGCCATGACAGATTTACCTGATTTATAACCCATAGGTTTGTTCATCATGCCACCGCCCATTTTTTTATTATCTTTTAAAATTTTAAGAGATCTATTTATTAAGTTTAGTGCACCTTGTTTTGAGCTATTAGCTTTTTTAGAAACATATGGTTTAATTGAACCTTTTATATCACCCTCTAATTCTTTACGCCTTCTTACCACTTTGTTTCTTAAAACTCCAAGTCTACTTTTCATTTCTCCAACTGTACCAGTGTCAGCTCCACCACCTTGATTATACATAGGCATAGGTTTGTTCATCATGCCACCGCCCATCCTATTATATCTTTTTCGATTTCTAGGTGTGTCTGGAATCAATCTTCCTTTGTCTTCAAAAGTCTTAGCTCTAAATTTTTTACCTTCACCTACTTTTGCTTTATCACGAGCTGCAGCACGAATTACACCTTGATAGTCAGAGCCTTTTGAATATTTTTTCATCATGCCACCACCCATTTTACCTTGAGCTCTTAATCTTTCAGTAGCAGCAGCTAAACCACCACCCATTTTATTTACTTTAGCGATGTCTCTTTTTTTAGCTTTTCTTTTGTCTAGTAATTTTTTTGCTCCTGATATACCCGCAACTCCTGCAGCTAAAGCTAAACTTATTTTACCTCTTCTTTTAAGAAAATT